GACAGACTGGCCTAAGATCATTCACCAGTACGAATTTGACTGGGCAACGCCTGATATTGTCTTTGTCGCTGAATACTACAAGCTAGAGGAAAAGACTGAGACCATTCGCATATTCCAAGCGATTGACGGAACCGAGGAACGCTACACTGCTACCGACTTTGCGGATGACGAGACCCTAGAGGAAACCCTTTTAGCTATCGGCACAAGGGAAGTCAGACAGAAACGGGTCAAGCGGATGCGTGTACGCAAGTACATCATGTCAGGCGGCAAGGTGCTGGAGGATGCTGGATACATTGCTGGAAAGTGCATCCCGATTGTTGTGGTCTACGGCAAACGGTGGTTTGTGGACAACATCGAGCGATGCATGGGTGCGGTCAGACTCGCAAAGGATGCGCAGCGCCTCAAGAATATGCAACTGAGCAAGCTGGGTGAGATAAGCGCACTGTCCAGCATTGAGAAACCCATTATGACACCCGAGCAGGTCGCAGGGCATCAAGTAATGTGGGCAGAGGACAATCTAAGGGATTACCCTTATTTGCTGATTAACCCTGTAACGGGGCCGGACGGTAACACGCAAATCTCTGGGCCTGTAGCCTACACCCGCAGCGCAGCAATCCCGCCAGCAATGGCCGCACTGTTGCAGATTACCGAGCAGGATATGCAGGACATTTTGGGCAACCCGCAAGGCGCTGACAAGATTGTGTCGGGTGTATCTGGCAAAGCGGTAGAGATGATTCAGACCCGTGTGGATATGCAGACGTTCATTTACATGAGCAATTTCGCCAAGGGCATGAAGCGTTGCGGGGAAATCTGGTTGAGCATGGCAAAGGAAATCTATACCGAGGACAAGCGCCGCATGAAAACCATTGCGCCCACTGGTGAGGCTGGCATGGTTGAGTTAATGCAGCCAATGATTGACCAGGACACGGGCGAGATAAAGATGGCAAACGACTTGAGCGATGCCGCCTTTGACGTTATCGCAGATGTTGGCCCATCGTCCAGCAGTAAGAAGCAAGCTACCGTCCGCGCTTTGACCGGAATGCTCCAACTTACCCAAGACCCCGAGACCGCCCAAGTAATAACCGCAATGGCGATGATGAACATGGAGGGCGAAGGACTTAGCGAAACAAACGCCTATTTCCGTAAGAAACTTTTGCGCATGGGTGCAGTCAAGCCTACCGACGACGAAAGCAAAGAACTTATGGCCGAGATGCAAGGCCAGCCGCAAGACCCGAATGCTATTTACTTGCAGGCAGCAGCCGAGGAAGCCACTGCCAAAGCTGCCCAGGCTCGCGCTAACACGGTCAAGACCGTAGCAGATGCAGAACTAAGCCGAGCCAAAACGGTAGAGACATTGAGCAACGTAGACATGGATTCGCAAGACCATGCGCTAAAACTAGCCGAACAAATCGGCGGGGTTGTTCAACAACAAACGGCATCCACCCAGCCGTTCTAATGGGTGAGTTAGATGGGGTTCAAGATGAACGATGAAATCGAGTTAGAGGAAACCGTAGAAATCAACGAAATTGTTGATGAGGAAGAGATTGAAGAGGAAGAGGTAGTTGTCAGCATTGGCGAGGAAGCGCCACCGCCTGAAGAGCATACCCAAGCGCCTGAATGGGTGCGCGAACTGCGTAAGACGAACCGAGAACTACAACGCCAGAACCGTGAACTGCAAGGAAAGCTGCAAGCCGCACCACCTGAGACCAAGCCAGTGGTGATTGGAAATAAGCCCAAACTGGAAGATCACGACTACGATGCTGATAAGTATGAAGAGGCGCTGACATCTTGGTTTGACCGTAAGCGGCAGGCCGACGATGTGAACGCCAGGCAAGAAGCCGAAGTTGTAAACCAGCAGAAAGCATGGCAGTCCAGGCTGGACGGATATGGCAAGGCAAAAGCCGAGTTAAGAGTAAAAGACTTTGAGGATGCTGAAGAGGCATTCCAGCAAGTTTCCTCAATTACCCAGCAAGGCGTAGTCCTACAGGGTGCGGATAATCCCGCGCTGGTTATATATGCCCTTGGCAAAAACCCGAAAAAGGCCAAGGAATTGTGCGATATTAAAGACCCCGTGAAGTTTGCCTTTGCGGTTGCCAAACTGGAGAAAGAATTGAAAGTTACTAACCGAAAGCAAGCGCCAGCCCCCGAACGTGTCGTTACCGGCACTGGCCGATCATCCGGCGCGGTGGACTCTACACTCGAACGGTTGCGGGAGGAAGCAGCCCGAACCGGCAATATGACCAAAGTTATTGCATACAAGCGCCAAAAAAAGGCATAATGCGCAAAACGGGTATCGCTAGCCCGAAAAAATAGTAGTTGAATGGCCCCCGCCAGCCCATTGGTGAGTAGAGAAACCTGGCAGCAATGCCGAAATTTTTTATTCAACCAATGGAGTTTTTATGAGCAATTCATTCAGTAAGGAAGAGCGCGTTGCGTTCGAGGACATCCTCGAAGGCTTTAACGATGCTCTAGTTTTGTCCCGCAACGTGTCCATCTACAACACAGATGGCTCGATGATGGAACGCACCAACAACGTTATTTATCGTCCACAACCGTACATCGCTCAGTCGTATGACGGAATGGATCAGACTAATAACTTCACCGCATACACCCAACTTTCAGTCCCTGCGACACTTGGCTTTCAAAAGTCTGTGCCGTTTATTCTGGACGCTTTGGAATTGCGTGATGCTCTGCAAGAAGGTCGCCTGGGCGAAGCTGCAAAGCAGAAACTGGCATCCGACATCAACATCGCCATCATGAACACTGCGGCCAATCTCGGTTCGTTGGTGGTTACTGTTAGCACCGCTGCCGGTGATTATGACGATGTGGCCCTGTGCGACAGCATCATGAACGAGCAGGGCGTACAAGCCTTTGACCGTTACTTGGCACTGTCTAGCCGCGACTACAACGGCATTGCTGGCAATATCGCTGGTGGTGGTGGTAGCGCATCCGTATCGCGTAGTTTTGCTGGCAACAAGTCGAACACCGCTTTTGAGCGTTCTTATGTCGGTATGGTCGCAGGCTTTGAGACCTACAAACTGGACTACGCAAATCGTATTGCAGCGGCAACCGGCGCTGACCCAACGATGAGCACTTTGGTTGGCGCATTAAACTACTATGTGCCCGTTGCAACCTCGACTGCCGTGACTGGTGAGACTGCTAACGTGGACAATCGTTTCCAAACGATTACCGTGTCCAGCACCACCGACTTGCCAGCAGGGACTGCAATTGAGATCGAAGGCGTTGAGGCCGTGCATCACATCACCAAGCAAGGTACTGGATTCTCCAAGACCTTCCGTGTGGTGAGCGTGACCAATGCAACCACTTGCGTAATCACACCTCCAATCATTTCCGCACAAGGTGGAACTGATGCCGAGTTGCAGTATCAAAACTGTATCGTGACTGCCGCTGCTGGTCGCACCATGAACCGCTTGAATACTGATGCTGCACCTATCAACTGCTTCTGGCAGAAAGATGCGCTCGAAATTCTGCCTGGTCGTTACGCTGTCCCCTCTGATGCTGGTGTCGCAGTGATGCGTGCCTCGACAGATCAGGGCATCGAATTGGTCATGCAAAAGCAATACGATGTGAACACCATGAAAACCAAGTATCGCCTCGATACCTTGTTTGGCGTGGTCAACAAACAACCTGAGATGTCCGGCATCCTGTTGTTCAACCAAACACCTTAAGGAGTTATCATGAGTTACAACGTAGTTTTTGCACAAGGTACGGCCACCGTTACCGTGCCAGCAGGCGAGAAAATCGCCGTTCAAGCCTACTCATCGGCAAGCGTGTTTCAGGAAGTTGGTTATCCCAATTTCCCTGAATCACAAGACTTGTTGACCGTGGTTGAGAACACCACTTATGTATCAGCCGCATTCACCAATGCCACCAGCGTGACTATCCAAGCTGGCGCATCGGGTGCGCTTTACGCAGTTGGTGTTGCTCCAGCAATCACTGATGATGGCAATTGGCAACTTCAGGGTGCGCCAGCCAACATAGCTGATGGCGCATCGATGATTGCCACAGCAGCAGAGGTGCTGACTGGTATCGTTACTGCAACCCCAACCACTGCGCGTAGCATTCAATTGCCAACAGGTGCAAACCTTGACTTGGCAACTGAGTGGGCAATTGGTCAGGCATTTGACTTCAGCGTCATTACTTTAGCTGCATTTGTTTTGACCATCA